TGAATTGCTTTTCATAGTTCGCCGCCGCACCTGTGGACCATGCCGCCGTGAAGCTACCTGTGCCGTTTGCAAGTGTTTCAATGATTGCGCCAACGTCTAAGCCTGCACCTAAACAACGCTGCACCTGCATTGTGTTATCCCATGTGAAATCAAATGCTGTGATACATGCAATCCCGACTTGTGAAACACCATCAATGAGAATATCGCCGACTGACACGTTCGACATCGCCGGTGTTAATGTTGGTGTGGTTACTGTTCCAGTTGGTAAAGTTGCTGAAACAGTACGCCCTTTCCCCATCAATCCGAAAGTAGTGGTAATTAAACCATCTTCGGGAATTGAGATATTGAACGTATTTACATGCACGCCTTTGAACGTGTGATAGTTGTTAATGTCAGCATAACCACGAACCATGCTGAAACTTTTACGTGTCGTACCGCCAAAAGTTAAAGTTTGCTGACCTACGGATGGCGTATCGGCTTGCCAGTTATTGAATGCTGCCGCCGAGATTAACAGATCAAAAGTCGCATTGCGAAATTCTGCGGTTAAATCGCCTGCGTATTCAACGCCTGTGACTGCGCCTTTTTGCGCCAAACGACTATCTAAAATGCTATTTGAATCTGTCTTGGTTGCAGTTGCATCAAGCGAAAATTCGGTGAATGGGATGTTTTCTCTGTCGAAAGGTACTGGTGTAGTACCATTAACAGACTCTAATGCGACCTGACAAATCTGACGTGAACCTGAACTCATTTTTAAACTCTCTATGTGTAATGCATTACACTGCTAGTTTACACGGAAAAAGATTCTAACCAAAGTACCAATAAAATCCGTATCAAGCTCGTGATTAATGTCAGTCGGTGCATTCGTTTGCGTGATCTCTAAAAAACTTGAATTCCATCCTTTAAAGTGACCTCGCCATGCATCCGCAAGCGCAATTAAATCCTTGTCGCCTACACCTTTACGTGCGAAGCATTGAATATTAATAACGCCAATATCCCTCTCTAAAGTACCGTAATGCAAGCCTGCTTGTACTGAGTCAGCATACTGCACGGTTACTCTATTCCAAAGTCCTGTAGTCGGTGGCTTAAAATTAGGCTGATTCGACCATTGGATACGATCTTGCGTAATGCCTGTAAAAGCCTTAATTCTGTTATTTATCGCAAGCCGTGCTTCTGCGTTTGTCATCATCGGTATTTACTCACAACACTAAGGAAAGATAGGCTATAAACGCCTTGTGGTGCTTGTTGGCTATATCCATTTTCTAGTTTTTCAGCATAAGGCAAACTGTTGCTGATATAAACGATTTTACCTAATCCGCCGCCTGATTGAATTGTTCTAATGCCTTTGGATAGCGAATCGTTACCTGTATCATTAACATCAAATGATTTATCAACGCTACCAACGCTAACACGATGGTTTGAACGATATGCCGATGTATCAACAGGACTACGAACAATAACCGTTGTGAGCATCTCACCTGTAATTTTCTTTGTCAGTGCGTCGGCTTCTGAAAGCAATTGAAGCGTCATGTTTTGCGGCGGATTGCGCCAAGTCATCAAACTTTCCTCAATTGTAGCGTCCAACCGTTATCGGCGGGTATCTCGACAATATGAATGATTCTAAAACCATTCATCATATCCCCAACCTGCGGCGTGTCAGAACTATTCACTTTCATAATAATCGCTTTTTGGTCGTTCTGCTCAATCTGAAAATTCTGTGAATCTTCTTTGGTGAACTGTAGTCCAAATATGCCTGTGCCGCTATATGTCGCTGTAGTGCCGCTAGTTGGATTTTCAGGGTCGTAAGCACCATTGACAAGCCTTGAACCTGTAAACGCATAGGAAACGTCTGCTAGGTCGCCTAGCATCTCTAATGCAATGTCATTTTGTATGTTGTTTAGGTCGCCCATTTATTTACAAACCCTCGCACTAATTGCGCCGACACCGCCACACAAGAATGGCTTTAGCAGATCATCAATAAATTGCATTTCTGAACTCTTGCCGATCTCTTGCCCGTCTGCATATTTCTTGGTCACTTGCACCGTATCAGCCTTTACCGTTTTTTCTGTTACAGTGCCGTCATTCGTTGTGACATACAACATGCCCTGTGATGATAGCAATGCTAAATTGGCAGCAGCAAGTTTGATTGAATCGTCAATAACAGGGTCAATGCCACGACAAAACTTTTTAGAGCTTAGCCAGGTGTTCGCTTGCAGTAATGCGCCGTTCTTCTGTTCAGAAATTGCCCAATTTGCGCCAAGTAGCGTATCGACTTCTGTAACCGTGATAAAGATCATATTTATTACTCTGTTAAGGGCTTAAAGCACTACCTAAGCAAATTGGTGAAATTCTATTTGATGTGCAACGAGATAATTAACCTATCAAGGTGTAAGTAATCTGCCTATTGGGATGGCAGGTATTACAATATATTCTACGCTTTTATTAATTATAGGCGTCATTGTCCCTTTAAAACCTCCTGATGGATATACTAAAATGTAAGCGTCAGGCATACTCCCAATTGCCCATAATGACCCTATCTTAAATGTAGCCGTTACGGTATCCGAAGTGGTTGGATCATAAAATTGCCCGAAAGCAGGAGGTCTTTTAATTGTCAGAAAGTAACTTGAGTTAGTAACAGTAAAGATATTTCCTGTAAGGTCATTAGTTATGCGAGCAACCCCTCTTAACCATAGCATCCCATCTATCTTTGCGACTTCAATTTCCGTGTATGAATTATTAATAATGGAATTTAGCGTTCCAATTGTTTTAACATTAACCCAAGTAATACCGCCGCTTGAACCCCCACCACCACTACCCATACTATTAATTTGCGCTTGTAACTTACCAATTGCTGCAAGAAGTTGATCTGTCGATAAAACTGGACTATTAGGTGATGGCGTAAATCCTGTAAGTGGTGTTGCTCTCACTCTAGTTTCTGTGAAGTATCTGTTTGTGCTTCCCTCGGCTACTTCATCAGTTGTAGATGCAACACTACCTGTTGATGCAACCCATATTGCATCATCATTGTCCCATATAGCTACTTCTCGATCAGAACCAGCACCAAGATCAATATGCGCATAATCTCCGTCATTTGCGGTTGGTATCGCTATTTGCAATGCAGCTAGATCAACATATACGCCTTTAAAATGTTGATTATATTCAGAAGCATCTAGCTTTGTATTGATCTGATCTTGCAATAATGCGTCTTGATCATCGACGTAGGATTGAGTGACGTTGCTTGTGATGATCGTTCCTCCAATCGGAAGATTAACAACAACCGTTGGATTCTCGATAATTTCATTAATCGGCAAAGGGTCGTTTGACCACAACAATTCAACTGAAATGCTCATAATTTCACACTGCGCTTTACGTCAAATTCGTATGTTTCAGAATGCTTTATATTTCCATCAATCACAACTTTAATGTCCATCACTGCAACGGCATCTTGCCACGTTGCGGTTGTGGCCGCTGGAATTGATAGAATCGTGTAATCGCCCTCTTGAGTTGCTGTAAACTCACCGATTAGCCGCCAGTTGCTTTTTACTCGAACACAAGACTGAATGCTACTAACCGTCGCACCGATGATGCGAATAGGGATATTCAAATCGCTTCCAGTTTTGAAATATGGACGCATTTCATCACTCGTTATTTTTAATTAAAAATATTATATCATTTTAATCATTAAAAAACCCGCCGAAGCGGGTTTTTTGCGTTAAGTCGTTTATGCAACCGTGCCAGTTTCAGATTCAGTGCCGTCAATATCCTCTGTCACTTGAGGGTCAACGATGCCGTAATCCGCACCTGATTTTGTTGCATTCGCTACAACTTCTGCGCCCAATGTGCCGCCTGCTTCATAGTATTGGCGTTCAGATGGGTACGTGTAGTTGTAGTTCGGTTTAACTGTGTCTTTAGGTAAAGTCATTTCTATTCACCTCTTAAATGTTAGTGACTAAGAAACGGAATGGTACTTTTTCAGCACCCATAACCATATCCCAGTTAGCAGCAGTTGTTAAATCAGACCACGATGCGCTTAGTGCTTCGTTCTTAGTACCACCAGTCAAAACAGCAGCAGTATTGAACGAGAAGCCCATCGGATGAATCAGCATATCACGGCGAGTCCACAATGTTACGTGGCCACCACCGTTGCCAGTTTGCTCAGTCGTTGACAAGATCAGGTCACGAGCGTTAGGAATTGATTCAGCAGCGAACGAGTTAGCATTGGCAAGCATAGAAACATACTTAGCATTTACGCCTGTGCCGATCACTGTGCCTTTATCAGACTCGATAACTGCACGCCCACGATAGGTACGCACGTTACCCAACTCAGATGGTGCTTGATCAATTGCGGCAGCATCTTGTTTTTGAATCAACGCCCAAACTTTAGGATGAACAATGAAAACACCTGTGCCACGATAGCGGCTTGCCATTGTTGACTCAGCATCAATGAATGCGTCAGCAGTAAACTTAGAAGTAGCGTCAGCAGTTGCTTTCGAAATATCTAAAGTTAATGCCTTGCCATTCGCTTGATCATGGTTGCGTACACCAATCACAGTGGCGATTGCACGGTTTTCAGCTTGATCAGCCCAAAGACCTGTAATTTGCTGTGCGATTAAGCGTAACGGCTCAACACCAGTCAAAGCACGTGTTAAGTTTGACTCAACAAAGCCCTCGTTTAGATATGCCATCATGCCCGACATTTTGCCTGCTTCGATGCTTCGTGGCATAGCAATATCAGTCAAGATAGTGTTTGAGTAGTTGCTTTCAAGATTGCCGTCAATGTCCATGATATATGGCACTGTGAAATCTTGTGAACCACTTGC